AAGTCTGCAAGTTCATCCATCTCGCCATCACTGGCGTCAAGATCTCGCACTGCCGGCAATGCTGAATCAATCTTGTCAATGGCATCATCTATCACAGCCAGTTGCGCCCGTGTTTCTGCAATGGTAGGGATTTCATTTTCTGTTTCAATTTCAACAGAAGATGGTAGGTCAAACAACTCCTCTAACTTTCTGGTCATAACATCTCCTTTGTTAGCCACACTCGTTTGCCATCAATAAGTTTCCAGGTTTTTCCACGGTGGTTGTCTGCGGCTTTGAGCATAGTTTGTATGCTTCGTTCTTTTCTTGCTTCGATTGCAGCCAACAGCTTAGGTGTTTTAGTTTTCTTTTTACCAGTCATGCCCTTTTTCATATTAGCGATTCGTTCAGGGGTATAACTGTCTGGGGCACAGCAAGAATTTTTCATTCTTGCTGTTTTTTCTTCGGGAGTTAATTTTGCTAGCTCTTGCTTTTTAGTGTTGCTTAATTTTTGTTTTGACTCAACCGACCATGCTCCCCCGGGGCCTGCTTCTTCTATTAAATTTGCCCACTGATCGCTTTCTGCTACATTCCAGAGTTTGCTGTAATACAATCCCCACTCTTTAAGTTCATCTTCTGATTGGCATTCGCGAAGTATTTCTGTAGCAACATTGTTTCCATGTACTTCTAAATGTCTAGACCAGTATATGCCCGAGCCTGGGTATGTGTAAGGATCAATAGAAACAGTCTTGCCAAGGTATTGCAATCCTGTTACATTGTGAGTCTTTTTATAAAGATATATTTTCCGCGTCATGCGGATATTTATGGGTCAGTTACGACCATTGGCAAACATATCGTTTTCGGTGATTACTCTAAACGCTAGCCCCTGGCGGGCACACCACTTCTGAGCGGCTGCCCATTTGGCATAGTTAACAGCCACTACAGCACGGTCGCGGCTGCTCATTTTGCTTTCAATCACACTTTGTTTTTTGGGTTTGATCTCAATCAATTCTGCTCGAACTGTGTTGTTTTTTTGGCGGTATGTGATCAGGAAGTCAGGCACGTAATTGCTTTTCTTGCCTGTCACAGGATTCATATAGGGAATAGCAATACTTTCGCTGGCCCACTGGAGTACATTGTCATTGGTGTCACAAAAACGCATAAAACTGTGTTCCCACCCTGATCGATATCTGGGTGTGCCTTTGCCCACATACTTTTCTGGATTTAGAACAACGTATTGACCTTGTGCCCAACGACTCATTGTAGTACTAGTCTGGCTGCGTATTGATTGGGAACTGTGCTGGCGTTGATACCCAGCAAGGTAGCGCGGCTACGGATTGAATTAAGATAGTAGGCCAGGCTTGCTGTGAGATTCAATCCTGTTTGGCCTTTCATTGCGTCTAACAACGTCAGTGCCGGAACACGAGTTTCTTCTGCTACTCTAAACAAACTCACTGTGAAGTTGCCGGCAATACGGGCTGTGGCCATTACACTGCGAAAATACGAATACACAATGTCGTACTCATCAGCAGGAACGTTAACATCGTAGTTGTAAAAACTGTCAAAAACTCTAACAGTTAGGTCTTTGTTATAGTTGGTATAATTTACTGTGCTCATACACCACCGCCTGCAATTTGTCCTTGGTTGATTTGATTCACTGTGGCTTGATTACGAGCCGCGGTCGCTGTTGGGAAGAACACGCCATCAGCTTTGTTGGCCACACTGCGAATGGCGCCGGGTAATGCGCCCACAATCACTTGTGTACCAATTGCAGTGGCTTCTGATTTGACAATACTCTTGAGATTTTTGCCTTTGAATGTATTGTAAGCTGTGCTGGCTTTTTGTGCCGCGCCAATCAAGCCCAGTACAGAACCTGACTGCAGGTCGCTAGAAATACCTCCAGCAACATCTAATATGCCGCCTTGGCCTAAAATAGTAGCTGTGGTACCAGGGCGAGCCAATGGACTTGGCGTAGTGTCATAGTGTGCTGGATTAGCAAAGCCCGGAGCAGACTTGTTGGGTGCACCTTGCTTGTATTTTACTGTTTCGTAAGCAATGGTCATGGAGTGTTGCATGAGTCCGTTGCCTTGACTGTAGTCATAGGTGTCATGTGCCCAGTTTGAAATCAACGGGTTGATCAAGATATACTCAGCAAACTTGTGCTGATAATCAAATCCAAAAATTCTAATGTCTGAGAAGAACGGAGGCTTGCCTGATGAGCTCACTGTGCCGTCGTCAATTGCCTCGCCAATATAGCCCCAGTCGTTAACTCCGCCCATGCGGTCTTGATTGTAAATGTCTCGGCCGTTATAGCCAAACCCTTTGGTACCGTTGCCTTCTGCGCCCATGCTGCCATTGTTGTTGTTGGTAGAGCCATAGGCTTGGCTGGCATCTTTGTAGTAATAGCTGTAGTAGTTGTACCACATGTTACGCACTAGATCCGATCCGTCATCGTGGAATGTAATGTTTACAGGATCATAATTGATCTTGGTTTGAATCACACGTTTACGATTGTACTGATTGAGTGTTTCTGTGGCAATAGTATACTTGGGCAAGTCAACTGTTTTGACCACCAAGCTGAGATTGGCAATATCTTGGAGGCCAACTGCACCACGTATTTTAGGAATTACTGCTGAGTTGATTGTGAATGCCACATGAAATAAAAACTTAAATCGTGGTTTGAGTTCGTAACCGTTGGGAGTAAAAACGCGATTTGCGTGATCGTAACCACGCAAACCATCTACTGCGCTAAATCCTTTGAAGATTTGCTGACCAAATGATGCTAATGACGATGACATTAGTTATTAGCCAGTTTATTAGCTGGCTGCACCAGCACCTGTCACAACGTCACCTAGTGTTCGACCAATAGCACCACCAACACCAGCACCGTTAGATCCAGATGGGATTTGGTTGGCATTATCGTAAGCAATAGACAGGGTGATTGAAACAACTTGACTGTCAGCGTAACTCAATTGTCCGTAGTCTGCTGACTTCAAGTAGCAACCATACAATTCCCAAGTTTCAAGAACTGTAGGTTCAGCAGAGCCATTGCCCCCGTCTAGAATTTCCAAACGTGTTAAGAATTTGTAGTCAATACCGGCACTAGCTGAAGCCATTTCCAGGAAGTCCATTTGCTTCTGCAGTTGAGATCCAACCAATTTGCTCACTGAGCCAGATGCGTCGTCACGAATTTCGCAAGCAACGTCGGCCCATGTAGGTTTACCAGCCAACTTCAATGTTGAGTTGTAGATTGGTATAGTAATGTCTTCAAAGCTCAGGTTAGGTCTGTTGAAAGTCATTACCTGTTTTGTTAATTCAGTAGTAGGGCTTGCGCTGGCGCCAAAGTTCTCAAAAAACACACGGAAGCGATATTTGAGTTTGGGCATCAACAAGCCCTGATCAGCCTGGCCACCCAGTGGAACTGACATTCTTGATAGTGATGAACTTGCCATTTTGTTGGTATCTCCTGTTACTTTTATTTACCTGAAATGGTGGGTGAAAAATCACCCACCGTTTTCATTAGGATGCTTGTCCTGAGATTTCGCCAGTGTTCTTGATACGCAATGGAATGTAGATAAACTCCACTGCTTTCACTGGTTCAATAGCAATATCCAGCCACAACTCGTTGCGGTCAATACGTGCTGGAGTATTGTTACTCAAGTCACAAACCACCAAGTAGTCATAGATACCACGCTTGGCCACCAAGTCAATCATCAAGCTGTTGACTGTGTTGGTGATTTCAGCACGAGTAATATCGTCATTGGGTTCAAACAAATACAGTTTGCCAATCTCTTCAAGTCTACCACGCAAGAACGCAACTAATCGTGACACGTTAATGCGATCCAGTGCGCTGGTAATGCTTGTTGTGGTCTTGTTACCAAAGTTAACAATACCCACGCCAGGGATAAAGGTAATTGGGTTGATGTCGTTTTCATATAACACATCACGTAGACCTTGGCCCAGGGCCAACTGTTGGAATTCACCAGTGGCTGCATCAATATAACCAATAGCAATAGCGTTGTCAACCACACCACGACGTGTACCGGCTGGTGCTAGCCATGGATAGCTCACTGCATCACTGCGGATAATAGTGCGCATCATCATGTGACTTGGTGCTGTTACCACTGTGTTGCCCGACAAATCTGTGGTCTGGCAACTTGGATAGAATGTACCCAGGTACTGGCTGGCAGTTACCAAGCCGTCTTCAGTTCGGAAACCTAATCCGCCATTGTTTGTGGCCCAGGCAGCAAGCTCGGTACCTGTGGCTGGCAAGCGCATTGGTGTGTCGCCCACAACAAACAATGTGTTGTTGCGCTCATTGCTGAGCGCAACCATGTTAGGAATCAACTCTGGATAAGCTGTGGCAGCAATCAAGCTAAACTGATTTTGTTCTTCACGTGCTGCTTCACTGGTATCAATGCCTGCTTTCATTGCCTGCACAATCAACTGACGTTGTGCTTGACGACCTGACCACATGGCGCCATCATCTCTGTTGCCAGATGCTGTGAGCCACGTGCTCTTGACTGTTGGCAATGTGTCATCAGGATATGATTCAGCATTGAAGTAATCACTTTGGAAACTCTTGACATTGTATCCTGAACGACGTGTGTTAAACAACAACATACCTTGTGGATACAGGTCTGGATTAGGAGCATCCAAGTCCAGGTAACTGCTGGTCAACAAACTTTCGATAGTTGGGAACGGATCCATCACAGGGTCAGTTGTGCCGTTGCCAGCCCAACGTGCATCTGCAAACAAGATACCATTTTGGCTGACTTGGTCTGTGGTGTCAACTTCTACCCATTGTGCAACACCGCTTACTAGTTCCCAGCGATATAGTTTAGGATAGTTTTCTAGGTCGCTGGTGTCAATCCATAAATCACCATATGCCAATGGTGATTCTGCTGTGTCAGTTTGTGTAGTGGGCGCTGTGGCTGCGATAATAGGCCCGCTGGCATTAGTGTCGCTTAAATCATACCCGCGAACATCGTTGGTAACAGTTTGATATCCGACCCATGATCCGTCGTTCTGAATCATGATATCAGCATCGCTTACTGTACTGTAATACCACAAACGTCCGTCTACAGGATCTTGATCCGGTTCTGTGGTGCTGGCAGTGTAGGTAAAGTCTGGTGTTGTTACCCAATTGCTCAATGTGAGTGCATTTGCTGTTGTAAATGATGGCAGGCAACCTGGGGTGTCAACTGTAAATCCAGCTAAAGTTACAGGAGTTCCAGTAAGGTTTAGCAGACTCATGTTACCACCAGCGGAATGAGTAAGCACAATTGCTCCAGATGAGTTCACACTAGCACTGACGTTGGTGATATTAGCCGAGCTCACAGCCGTGATAAACGAAGCAGTGCTTGTGCCGCTTATGGTAACATTGGCACCTTGACTGGTACCATCAATCTGAGTTCCTGTAATACGGAAAGTACTTCCATTTACAAACGGGCCCGGAGTGGTGTCGCTGCCTGTAATCACTGTGGGCCCAAGTGCATTACGTTCAAGAATTTCCAAGGCCATGAACGGATTGGCTCCACCAAAGGCTATAGCGTTCCAAATTGCAATAGTAGTGCCAACTGGAATATTTTTGCCGCCGCCCGAGGGGTCTAATGTATAAGTTGCTGTGGATAGATTTGCATAAGTTGATGTTGTTTGACTAACAAATGTGCCCAGGGCCGCACTGTATTTCTTAATTCTAAGGGCCACACCGCTATTGGCAGCACTCATGTTGTTCCATACAGAGCCTGTAGGAGACGGCCAGTTAGTTGCGGTAACTGGTTGTCCTACTGCCCAGCGAGGTGCTTG